CCCTACAGCCCTGGCTTCTATAGAACGGCGGGTGGGTCTCGCGTGCAAAATCGCGAAATGGAAAGTGAAAATCTGACAGGAAGGAGGGTGATGCCCTATGGCAGGCAGAAAGCCGAAGCCTACAGCGGTAAAGAAGCTGGAAGGCAATCCGGGAAAGAGAAAACTGAATACAAAAGAGCCGATGCCGGGTAAGGGAATGCCCGACTGTCCTAAGTGGCTGCTTCCTGAGGCAAAGGAAGAATGGAAAAGGCTCTGTGACAAGCTCAATCAGATGGGTGTGCTCACGGAGATCGACAGGGCGGCGTTCGCTTCTTACTGCCAGTCCTATGCCAGATGGAAAGAGGCTCAGGAACATATTGATTCCGAAGGTGCTACTTATGAGACGGAGAACGGAATGCAGAGACCGAATCCGTGGGTTGCTATCTGTAATACAGAACAGAGACTCATGATGCAGGCGGCATCCGAGTTCGGACTTACGCCTTCAGCCAGATCGAGGATCATGGCAGCATCCGGCGTTGGCAAGGATGATGAAGATGAGATGGAGGCAATCCTTGGAGGTGAGGCTTAATGGCTGAGAGAAGACCTGCGGGTTATCCGAAGCTGAAGAATTATAAGCCGTCAAGGTTTATGCTTCCGACATCTCATTATGATAAAGCGAAGGCTGACAGGGCGGTGAAGTTTATTGAAAATCTCTGTCACACCAAAGGCAAATGGGCAGGAAAGCGTTTCTGGTTATTGCCCTGGCAGGAACAGTTGATCCGGGATATCTTCGGGATCGTCAAACCAGACGGGAACAGGCAGTTCCGAACAGCTTTTGTAGAAATATGCAAAAAGGTAGGTAAGAGCGAATTGGCAGCAGCCGTCGCTCTTTATCTTTTATATGCGGATAACGAACCGTCTGCAGAAGTGTACGGGGCAGCGGCTGACCGGCAGCAGGCTTCCATTGTATTTGATGTGGCAAGGCAGATGGTGGAAATGTCACCGGCTCTGCTCAAACGATCAAAGCTGATGGCGGCTACAAAAAGAATAGTGAATTATGGAAACGCCGGATATTACCAGGTGCTCAGTGCAGAGGTCGGGGGTAAGCATGGCTTTTCGGTATCGGGGCTGGTGTTTGATGAAATTCATACTCAGCCGAATAGGCAGTTATACGATGTTTTGACCAAGGGTTCATCTGACGCAAGACAGAATCCGCTTCATTTCATTATCACGACTGCCGGGACGGACAGGCACTCGATCGCCTATGAACTTCATACGAAGGCGGTTGATATTCTGGAGGGTCGGCGTGTGGATCCGACATTTTATCCGGTAGTCTACGGACTGAAGGACGATGAGGACTGGGAGGATGAAAAGAACTGGTATAAGGTAAATCCTTCGCTTGGATATACCGTTGATATTGAAAGGCTCAGAGATGCGTACCGGGAAGCGAAGCAGAATCCCGCTGATGAGGTAACCTTCAAATGGCTGAGGTTGAATATGTGGGTTTCAAGTACGGTGGCATGGATACCGGATGCGATTTTCATGAAGGGTGCTGAGGAAATTGACATGGCAGCCCTGGAGGGCAGGGATTGTTATGCCGGGCTGGATCTTTCCAGTACCGGAGATATCACAGCCCTGGTATTGATATTTCCGCCGAGGGATCCGGATGAGAAATATATCCTGCTTCCATTCTTCTGGGTGCCGGAAGAGACGATACCGCAGAGAGTCAAGGCGGCTTCGGTTCCATATGATGTCTGGGAGAAACAGGGTTATCTGATGGCTACAGAGGGTAACGTGATCCATTATGACTTCATCGAGCAGTTCATAAATGAGCTGGCTGAGAAATACCACATTCTGGAGATCGCTGTAGACCGTTGGAATGCCACACAGATGATCCAGAACCTTGAAGGCGACGGGTTTACGATGGTTCCTTTCGGTCAGGGATTTGCTTCAATGTCTGGTCCGACGAAAGATTTTTACAGACTTCTTATGGAAGGGCAGATCATACACGGCGGTCATCCGGTATTACGTTGGATGGCAGGTAATGTGGTAATTGATACTGACGCTGCTGGGAATATAAAGGTTACGAAGGCAAAGTCGAAAGAGAAGATTGACGGTATTGTTGCGGCAATCATGGCACTGGACAGATGTATCCGTAACCAGGCAGAGCCGCAGGAAAGTGTATATGAATCGAGAGGTCTCTTGATTCTGTAGAGGATAAATCGATGCTGATAATTTGTTTGATCGGACTGGTTGTTATCTGTGAGGGTATCAATCAGGGAATAGGAGCGTGGGAGTATGGGAATACTGAGCGGAATATTTAGGAGCAGGGATAAGCCCACTGACAGGACAGCCGGAAGTGCGTACAGCTTCTTTCTTGGAGGTACGGCTGCCGGGAAGTATGTGACAGAGCGGTCTGCGATGCAGATGACAGCGGTGTACTGTTGCGTGAGAATCTTGTCCGAGGCGGTGGCGAGTCTGCCATTACAGTTTTACAGATATACTGATGATGGCGGTAAGGAGAAGGCGGTGGAACACCCGCTTTATTTTTTGCTTCACGATGAGCCGAATCCGGAGATGACTTCCTTCATATTTCGGGAGACATTGATGACGCACCTGCTTTTGTGGGGAAATGCGTATTCGCAGATCATCAGGAACGGTAAGGGTGAAGTTGTGGCGCTGTATCCGCTGATGCCGGATCGGATGAAGGTCGATCGTGATGAACACGGCAGGCTTTATTACGAATACACGGTATATGACGCGGATGATGTGAGCGGCAGAAAGGGAACCAATAAGGTCGGCAGGACGGTGAAGCTTCAACCTTCGGATGTGCTACATATTCCGGGACTTGGATTTGACGGTCTGGTCGGTTACAGCCCTATTGCGATGGCGAAGAATGCTATTGGACTTGCGATTGCTACGGAAGAATACGGCAGTAAGTTCTTTGCGAATGGTGCTGCACCTTCCGGTGTGTTGGAGCATCCAGGTACGATCAAGGATCCTTCCAAAGTCAGGGAAAGCTGGCAGGCTACTTTCGGCGGAAGTGGTAATGCAAATAAGATTGCCGTTTTGGAAGAGGGTATGAAATATACTCCGATTTCGATATCGCCAGAACAGGCTCAGTTCTTGGAGACAAGGAAGTTCCAGATTGATGAGATAGCAAGGATATTCCGTGTGCCGCCTCATATGATCGGGGATTTGGAGAAGTCCAGCTTCAATAACATTGAGCAGCAGTCGCTTGAATTTGTGAAGTACACTTTGGATCCTTGGGTGAGCAGATGGGAACAGGCAATGGTTCGTGCTCTGCTTACTACAGAGGAAAAGAAGAAGTATTTCTTCAAGTTCAACGTGGACGGACTTTTGAGAGGTGATTACCAGAGCCGTATGGCAGGATATGCTACTGCAAGGCAGAATGGCTGGATGTCTGCGAATGACATCCGTGAATTGGAGAATCTGGACAGGATCCCGGAGGAAGACGGCGGTGATCTGTATTTGGTAAACGGAAATATGGTTCCTTTGGTATCAGCCGGTGCGGCGTACAATCTGGAGCCTGATGAAGGGAAGGAGGAAAATCCTGATGAAGAAGTTTTGGAACTGGAAGAGCAGAAAGATCAGAGACCAGGCAGGCGAAGAGGTCGCTGAGAGGGTGCTTTTCCTTAACGGTATGATCGCTGAAGAGAGTTGGTTTGATGATGATGTCACGCCGGAGCTTTTCAGAGAAGAGTTAAATGCCGGTACCGGAAATATCACGGTCTGGATCAACAGTCCGGGCGGCGACTGTGTGGCGGCGGCTCAGATTTACAATATGCTGATGGACTATAAGGGTGAAGTTACGGTCAAAATCGACGGGCTTGCGGCTTCAGCTGCGAGTGTGATTGCTATGGCAGGTACAAAAGTGCTCATGAGTCCGGTAAGTATGCTTATGATCCATAACCCTGCGACTATCGCCTTTGGCGATAAGGGTGAGATGCAGAAAGCAATCCATATGCTGGCTGAGGTGAAAGAGTCCATTATGAATGCTTATGAGATCAAGACCGGTCTGAACCGTGCGAAGATTTCGAGCATGATGGATGCTGAGACCTGGATGAATGCGCATAAGGCTGTGGAGCTTGGCTTTGCGGACGGCATTCTTGAAAGGGAAGATGCTGTGGAGGATGTCGAAGCTCCGGATGTTTCGGCGATGTATTCCAAGGCAGCGGTGACAAATTCGCTTAGGGATAAGATCGTGGCGAAGTGTCACATCAAAGCACCAGATGAGAGTTGCACCGGTGCAACAGAGGTAACTGAAAACAATGTTGGTGATGGGCGTTCCGCTGATGAGATCAGGGAGCGCTTAAATTTTATCAAGCGATTCATTTAAGGAGGAATTGACTTATGACTATCAATGAAATGATTCAGAAGAGAGCGAAGGTTTGGGAGACCGCGAAGAATTTCGTGGATACCCATGAGAATGAGAATGGGGTTCTTTCCGCTGAGGACAATGAGACCTATGGCCGCATGGAGAAGGAGATCGAGGATCTGACCAATGCCATCGACCGTCAGCAGAGGGCTGAGGCGAGAGAGGCAGAGCTTAGCAGACCTGTGAATGCTCCTATCACTGAAAGACCTGCAAAGCAGGAAGAGGACAAGCCGGGCAGAGCTTCAAATGCTTACAAGGAAGACTTCGGTGCGCATCTTCGCGGCAAGAGACCTGTTCACAATGTCCTTTCTGAGGGCGTTCAGGCAGACGGCGGATATCTTGTGCCGGAAGAGTTCGAGCGTCAGATCGTGATGGGGCTTGATGAGGCGAATGTTGTGAGAAGCCTTGCAAAGGTGATCACTACAGGTGCCGAGAGAAAGATCCCTGTTGCGGCTACACACTCTACCGCTGCATGGACAGCTGAGAATGGTGCTTACACTCCGAGTCAGCCTTCCTTCGACCAGAAGACCATCGATGCGTATAAGCTCACGGATCTTGTGACGGTTTCCATTGAGCTTCTGCAGGATTCCATGTTCGATCTGGAAAGCTACATTGCGGCTGAGTTTGCAAGAGCTTTCGGTATTGCAGAGGAAGAGGCTTTCTGCGTGGGTACCGGATCTGGTCAGCCTACAGGTATCTTTACCACAAACGGCGGTGAGTGCAAGATCACAGCGGCTGCGAACAATGCTGTTACGGCAGATGAGCTGTTCAGTCTTGTATATGCGCTTAAGAGTCCTTACCGCAGAAATGCGAAGTGGCTCATGAATGACAGCACGATTGCTGCGATCCGTAAACTTAAGGATGGCAACGGCGTATATCTCTGGCAGCCTTCTCTTCAGGCAGGTGAGCCTGACAAGCTGCTTGGATATGAGCTTCATACCAGTCCTTACGCACCTGCGATGGCTTCCGATGCGCTTGCTATTGCATTCGGTGATTTCAAGAATTACTGGATTGCTGATCGCTCCGGAAGGACTGTACAGAGACTCAACGAGCTCTACAGCACTAACGGGCAGGTCGGATTTGTCGCTACCGAGAGAGTTGACGGCAAGGTGATCCTTCCTGAGGGCATCCAGCTTCTTAAGATGAAGCATTGAGTGTAACTGGTAACGGGGCTGTCGTGTGAAATCGGCAGCCCGGATTTTGGAGGTGTGAAATGAGCGAATATAACGCAAAGAATTATACAGAACAGGGCGGCGATGTCACTCATATCGGCGGCGTGCTTCAGTTCGATGAAGGTGGCAAGATGGCAGGTGGTCTTTTGCCGAATCAGGAGAAAGTGACCGGAACGGGTGCGACCGGCGGGACCAATGCCGTAAATGCCATCAATGCGCTTCTGATCAAGATGAAGAATGCGGGGCTTATGGCAGCGGATGCTTTTACTATGGCGTATGCGGCTGTAACTGATACTGTTTCCGGTCATGCTGATCGTTCCTATAACACGGGAAAGATTTCCGATGTTGCGGTAGATAACGATGCGCATACCATTACGATCACATTATCTGAAAAGGTTGAAGACCTTAAGGATTTCGAGGCAGGTGATGGATGGGGCAAACACAAGTGGCTTGGTGTAGGCCTTGGCGTTGGGATCAGTCCCATCACAGGGTTGTATTACAACGGTTCCGCTTTGACGGCTGAGGATGTTACTGAAGCTTCGCAGTGCTCTCTGGGCGATGGGTATTTTGTCCGCTGGGTTGCGGCTGATCTGGTGCTTGCCGGTGATAATACTCAGAAGTCTGTCGATAACTTTACGCTGTGGGCTGACGGGTATGCGGAGACAACCTATAAGCTTGTGATCGTGGAGCCTGCGAGCAGTACTTGATGAAATGAGGCGGTGGAGAAATCTGCCGCCTTTATTGTGAGGTGATCGGATGACTGTAACTGTGGAAGAGATGAAGAATTATCTTAGGATTGATTTCGAGGATGATGATTCATTACTGGAAAATATGATAACGGCGGCAAAGAAGCAGTGCATGGATATCCTGCGGACGGATGATGAGGCTGACCTGGATGAGTGTGCAAACGGAAGGATCGCTGTGATGTTTACGGTGGCTTATCTGTATGAGCACAGAGAGGAAGCGGATCATCATGCGATGGATCTGACGCTGAGGGCGCTTTTGTTTGGCAGCCGGAAGGAGGGATTCTGATGGTTACGGCACTTTTGAATGAGAAGGTCGCTTTCCTGAAGAATACTGTTGTGACGGATGCTGTCGGAAATCACACGAATGAGTGGGATGAATACTATACCTGCTTTGCAACAATCGGCGGTGAGGGGCTGGCAAGTTCCAAGGAAGAAGAGATTGCCGGTACTACGGTCGAAGATGTTGCGATGACGGTTACGGTCCGGTACTGCGCAAAGACTGCGGCGATCACTTCCACGGGGTACAGGATTTTGTTTAAGGGTGAGTTTTACGACATCGTGAATGTTGACCATATGAACTTTAAGAAGAAATCTCTGAAGTTTAGCTGCCGGAAAGTGAGGCGGTAGGTATGGCTACGGACAGGGTGAAGATCGACCAAATGGCTCATGTCATTATGGAAGGCTTGCAGGAATACGCTGACCTTGCGACCGAGGATCTGAAGAAGGCGGTGAAGAACGCCGGTGATGAGGCGAAGAAAGATATCCAGGCGAATGCTCCCGTAAAGACCGGAGTCTATAAGAAGAGCTGGGCGGTGAAAACTACGAAAGAGACTTCTAATGCGATGGAGGTTGTGGTTCATAGTAAGAATCGGTATCAACTGGCACATCTTTTGGAGTTTGGTCATGCGAAGCGGGGCGGTGGAAGGACGAAAGCAATTCCGCATATCGCTCCTGCGGAACAGCGGGCAGCGGAGATTCTGGAAAGAGAAGTGGAGGCGGCATTGAAATGACAATAGAACAGTTGGCAGGAATGCTGCAGGATACGGGGATTCCTTTCGCGTATGATCATTTCGCGGAAGGGGAAAGCCCGGAGCCACCGTTTATCTGTTATCTGTTGCCGGGAAGCGATAACTTCGCTGCGGACGGCAGGGTGTATTTCAAGATAAATGAGGTGCGGGTAGAGCTTTACACGGATACAAAGGATGTGTTCGTGGAAAAGCAGGTGGAGGATGCTCTGGATAGCCAGGGCATTTTTTATAACAAAAGTGAGGTCTGGATCTCAGAGGAACGGTTATATGAGGTCATGTATTCCTTTGAGGTACCGGATGTGAGCGAAGAATAAGGAGGGTAAAGAGATGCCTAACAACAAGGTTAAGTACAATCTGAAGAATGCGCATTATGCAATGCTTCATATCGCCCAGGACGGAACGGTGTCATATGATACGCCGGTTGCGATTCCCGGTGCAGTGAGCATTTCGCTGGATGCGAACGGTGAGCCGGAGAACTTCTATGCGGATGGCATTGCCTACTATGTCATCAATAACAATATGGGTTACGACGGTGATCTGGAACTTGCGATGATCCCTGAGAGTTTTAGGGTGGATGCGCTGAATGAGACTCTTGATGACAACAAGGTGCTGATCGAGAATGCGAACACGGAGCTTAACAGCTTTGCACTGCTTTTCGAGTTTGACGGTGATGTGAAGCACATCAGGCACGTGCTGTATAACTGCTCTGCATCGAGACCCGGTATCGAGGGCAAGACCAACGAAGAGAGCCGTGAGGTTCAGACGGAGACTCTGACCATCAAGGCTACGCCTCTTGCTAGCGGTGTGGTTAAGGCAAAGACCGGCAATACCACGGATGCTACGGTTTATCAGAACTGGTATCAGTCGGTATATATGCCTACTGAAGTGTCTGGTGCGAATGTGAACCTTTCTGCATTGACGATCGGTTCCATCAGTCTGGATCCTACTTTTGCGGCAGGCACTACAGCTTATACGGCTGAGACTTCAAACGCTACCAATGCTATAACGGCTACGGCAGCGGATGAGAATGCAGGTGTGGCAATCACTGTGAATGGCGATTCCCTTACCAACGGGTCGAGTGCCACATGGGAAGAGGGAGAGAATACCGTTGTTATTACGGTGACAAACGGCGGTTCCAGCAAGACTTATACCGTAACAGTAACAAAGGAATAAGGCTGACAGGTCTTTAAGGGCTTCGGGGTTGTGCGTGGCATGGCTTCGAGGCTCTTTCTGACCGGCGCATTTTGATTATGGAGGAAATGATCTATGAGTATGGTTAAGAAGATCGAGATTGACGGGAAAGAGGTTGCTTTCAGAGCATCCGCTGCTATTCCGAGATTATACAGGATGAAGTTCCAGAGGGATATCTACAAGGATTTGGCTGCTTTGGAGAAGGCGGTTGGAGATAACACGGAAGAGGTGTCGAACCTTGATATGTTCTCTTTGGAGATGTTTGAGAATATCGCCTATATTATGGCGAAACATGCTGATCCGAGTATTCCAGATACGCCTGAAGAGTGGCTGGACAATTTCAACACTTTCAGTATCTATCAGGTATTGCCTAAGATCATTGAGCTTTGGGGCTTGAATGTGAAGGTGGACGTGGAAGCTAAAAAAAACTTCAATCAACTGACCGCCAAATGACAACGGCTCTGTTCATGCTGAGGTGCGTACAGATCGGGCTTTCTATACAGGATCTCGATCTGCTGACTATCGGCATGGTTAATGAGATGTTTATTGAAAACCAGAACGATGATGTGGCGGACAAGGCTTATCATCGTGTGGCTGGTCAGGCGGAGTTTGATGCGTTTTAAGGGGGTGTCTTGATGGCGGCGAACAGAATAAAGGGCATCACGATCGAGATCGGCGGTGATACCACAAAATTGCAGACTGCCTTGAAGGGCGTGAATACTCAGGTCAAGAGCACCCAACAGCAGCTTAAAGATGTGGAAAAGCTTCTGAAGCTGGATCCGGGTAATACGGAGCTGTTGGCTCAGAAGCACAGGCTCCTTGGAGAGGCGGTTGCTGCTGCAAAAGAGAAACTTGAAACATTGAAGACGGCGGCAGAGCAGGCGAACACGGCTCTGGCCAATGGTGATATATCGAAGGAACAGTATGATGCCCTGCAGAGGGAGATCATCGAGACGGAAAAAGACCTGGAAGCCTTGGAGAAGCAGGCGAATGAGTCTGCAACGGCTCTTCAGAGCATCGGGGCAAAGGGTGAGAAGCTTAAGACAGTCGGAGATAATATCAGTAATGTCGGAACGAAGCTCCTACCGGTAACGGCAGGGGTTACGGCATTGGGCACGGCGGCGGTGAAAACTGCCGCTGATTTTGATTCTGCCATGAGCAAAGTTGCGGCGGTGTCCGGTGCGACCGGGGAAGACTTCGACAAGTTGAAAGCGAAAGCCCGTGAGATGGGAAGTAAAACGAAGTTCTCTGCTTCTGAGGCGGCTGAAGCCATGAACTATATGGCAATGGCTGGCTGGAAGACAGAGGATATGCTTTCAGGTATTGAAGGTGTCATGAATCTGGCAGCGGCATCCGGTGAGGATCTGGCTATCACTTCCGATATCGTGACGGATGCGCTTACGGCGTTCGGGTTATCGGCTCAGGACAGCGGACATTTTGCGGATATCCTTGCGGCGGCTTCAAGTAATGCCAACACTAATGTCTCCATGATGGGTGAGACCTTCAAGTATTGCGCTCCTATTGCCGGTGCTTTGGGATTTTCCGCTGAGGATACGGCTGAAGCAATCGGATTGATGGCTAATTCCGGTATCAAAGGTTCTCAGGCTGGTACTGCCTTAAGGACGATTATGAATAATCTGTCCGGGGATGTGAAGATCTGCGGATCCTCTATTGGTGAGGTGACCGTGGCTACGACCAATGCGGACGGATCCATGAGAGACCTTTCGGATATCCTGGCTGACTGCCGGACAGCATTTGCGGGACTGACTGAATCGGAAAAGGCTCAGGCAGCGGAGAGTCTGGTTGGAAAGAATGCGATGTCCGGATTCCTGGCATTGATGAACGCCGGGGAAGGTGATATCAATAAGCTTTCATCAGCGATCGAGAACTGTGATGGTTGTGCAGCCGGAATGGCTGAAACCATGAACAACAATCTGGAAGGACAGCTGACGATCCTGAAATCACAGCTGCAGGAGCTGGCTATTTCTTTTGGTGAGATGCTGATGCCTGCGATCAGGACAATCGTGGGTTGGATCCAGAAGCTGGTGGACTGGCTCAATTCTATGGATGAAGGCACAAGGAAGGTCATCATTACCGTTGCGCTTGTGGCTGCGGCTCTGGGTCCGGTGCTGATCGTTGTGGGTAAGATCATTTCGGCTATCGGCACGATCATGACTATTATTCCGAAGCTGGCAGGGGTAATCAATGCGGCGAAGGGTGTTTTTGCGGCTTTCAATGCGGTGTGTGCTGCGAATCCGTATGTGCTGATAATTGCAGCTATCGTGGCTCTGGTGGCGGCTTTCATTTATCTTTGGAATAACTGTGAAGAGTTCAGGCAGTTCTGGATCGACCTGTGGGAAGGTATCAAGGAGATTGCCGTTGCCGTATGGGAGGCTTTGAAGGAGTTTTTCACGGCGGCATGGGAAGCAATCAAGAGTACGGCTGAGACCGTATGGAACGGGATCAAGAATTTCTTCCAGGGATTGTGGGATGGAATAAAGGCGATATTCCAGACGGTGGTGGACGCGATCAAGCTGATCATCACGACATATTTCAATATCTATAAGACCATCATCACTACGGTTCTGAATGCAATAAAGACCGTGTTTACTACGATCTGGAATGCGATAAAGACTGTGGTGACTACGGTGGTTACGGCGATTTCGACATTCCTGACTACGGCATGGACGGCAATCCAGACCACGGCGACTACGATATGGAATGCGATTTCCAGTTTTTTCACGACTATTTGGAACGGTATCAGGAATGTGATCACTACGGCGGTGAATGCCATTAAGAACGTGGTGACTACCGCCTGGAATAACATTAAGAATACGGTTACTTCTGTCGGAAACGCCATTAAGACTGCGGTGACGAACCTGTGGAATAATGTGACTTCCGCTGTAAAGAATGCGATGAGCAATGTGTTCAATGCGGTGAAGAGCGGCTTTGCCAATGTGAAGGATCATATCACCGGGCTTGCGTCTCAGGCATTTAACTGGGGCAAGGATCTCATAATGGGAATAGTGAACGGGATCAAGTCTTGTATCAGTGCGGTTGGTGATGCGGTTTCAGCAGTTGCTGACAAGATCAAGTCCTTCCTACATTTCTCTGTGCCGGATGAGGGACCTCTTACGGATTATGAGAAGTGGATGCCGGACTTTATGAAAGGTTTGGCGAAGGGAATTGAGGATAGCAAGGGCATGGTCACGAAGGCGATGGATTCGCTTTCGGCTGACATGACCATCAATCCCCAGGTGAACGGTATGCAGGCGGCAATGGCCGGTGGCGGTACTGTGAGCCGTGCGGATCTGAGTGGTTTGGTATCGGCGATCAGAGATGCTGTGAGTGGTGGCGGGACAGGTGCTTCAGACGGCGATATCGTGATTCCTGTTTATCTTGGCGGCACCATGTTGGATGAGGTGATCGTGAACGCTCAGCAGAGAGCAAATTTGAGAAGCGGAGGAAGGTGATTTTATGGCATTTATACAGTATCTGACATTTGATGGTGAGAACCTTCCTCTGCCTGTTTCCTATGAAGTAAACCTTGAAGACAAGGAAGCGGATTCCGGCGGTGAGACTGAGGCAGGTACCATCCAGAGGGATGTAGTTCGAGCCGGGGTTGCGGAGATATCCGTTTCCTTTTCGGTTACGCAAGTCTGGCTTAAGAAGCTGACAGAATACAAGAATCAGGAAAGTATCACAGTTTTGTACTTTGATCCGGAGACGGCTACGCAGGTTCAGACACAGATGTTTGTGGAGGGATTCAAGGCGAAGCTGGAAAAGGATACGAGTTATAAAGGGCTGTGGACGGTGAGTTTTACACTGAAGGAGTTCTAAGGCTTCAAAAAAAACATTTCAGATGTTAAGATTCATATATATGGTGTCGATATACCAGATAAGGAACAGTGTCTATTTCTATATGAGCATTGTTTTCCTATATAAGTGTCAAGGAGG